TGGAACAGAGTTTGAAAAGGGAAGAAGGCAAGCAGTCTGGACTGTTGTCAGTGTTCACCCTAAGTCAAAGAATGAGAAAAGGCACTACTGTTTCGACTGCGCGGTCGAAGTTTCCCTATGGCCTGACGGCACACATTGGCCTCTAACTGAGCAGGTTGATGCACTACTAAGCCAAGAGGAGTTACCAAATGGCATTCAATCTTGAAGATTATGAACCAGTAGAAGAACGTTTAGATCGATGGTGGAAGGAAAATCCAGATGGTCGTATATCGACTGAACTCATTTCGTTTCAAGGTGGTCAATATATTGTTCAGGCATACCTTTTTAGGACTTATCTCGATAGCGTCGCGTACTCCACAGGACTCGCTGAGGAGAAGATTTCTGATCGCGGTGTCAATGCAACTAGCGCATTGGAGAACTGCGAAACTTCAGCAATCGGCAGAGCGCTTGCAAACGCGAATCTTGCAGCTAAAGGCAAACGTCCATCTAGAGAAGAAATGAAAAAGGTTGTACAACATCCTGTACAAGGTTTAGTTGTAGTACCAGAACTAGATGCAGCATCGTTTGCATCGACATGGGAAATCTACGGTGACAAGAAAGTCAAGCAACCAACACAAGCAGCTGATGCGATTGCATTATTGCAGGAAGAACTCGGGGCTAAGCCAGTGCCAGTTGCACCTAAATGTCAGCATGGTGGAATGATTCGCAAGAAGGGCACAAATGCCAAGGGTGAATACTCTGGTTGGGTCTGTGCAGCTGATGCCGCACCAAGGTCTGAGCAATGTCCAGCACAGTGGGATAAGAAGTAACCACTGATGGGATATATCGAAGTCTTTCGCGACGGTGAGGACATGCCACCAGTTGTACTAGGTGATCATTACTTGAAAGATGTTGTACATGATCCATACGCTAAACCTGAGCAGTGGATTACATGTCAAATGTGTAACGTGCCAGTCTTAGTCACTGACATTCGGATTGACGTGGACTTGGATAATCCTGTCTACACAGTCTGGCAATGTGTCAAGTGTCATGCGGTCAATGGCTAGTCAAAGCAGAAAACATCGCGGCTATCGCACACAGCGAGTAGTAGCACAATATCTGGCTCAGTGGTGGGAACACGCTGAGTCAGCTGGGGCTGGTAGGCAGGGCAAGGACATTACTGGGGTTCCGTTCGACCTTGAAGTAAAGGCTCGCTCTGCTTTCCAACCTAAAGCTTGGCTCGATCAGGTCAAGCAACGTTCGGTTGTTGGGGAATTACCGATTGTTGTTATGCGATTCAATGGGCAAGGGGAAGATGCTTCGCAGTATGGAGCAATGCTCAGATTCGACGACCTGATCGTGCTATTGCTTCAAGCAGGTTATTCGAAAGCATCACTACAAATAAACCGTTGTACGCAATGCGGTTCATGGATTACTGCAATATGTAGCACATGTAGAATAGAGGATGAAAGAAATGCCAGTCTATGAATATAAATGTATGTCATGCAATAAAACCAAGGAAGTTACACGATCCATCACTGATTTAGGTGAAGCAGTCTATTGCAAATGTAAGTCCGTAATGATTCGCCTATACCAACCAACAGCTGCAATCTTCAAGGGCAAAGGATGGGGTAAAGATAAATGACAAGAAACTCCCAAGATTCACGCTCTAACTTGACACGTCGGGTACGCTATAACTCGCTAGCGAGCGGCTTCAGCCGACTGCTCGCGACCGCTAGTTTAGCTATTGGGGCAGCTCTATGCTTACCAGCATCGGCTGATGCACCAGATATAAACATGAGTGCAAAACAGTATGCAAAAGCACAACTAACTAAAGACCATTACAAATGTATATCTACACTTTATGGTAAAGAAAGTGCATGGCGCGCTGATGCGCGTAATGGATCTCATCATGGTATTCCACAGGGTAGAAGTGAATGGTTGGCCACAGCTACACCATTGCAACAGATAGACTGGGGATTGGCTTACATAGCACATCGTTATGGCAAGATAGATGGGCAACCAGATACATGCGCTGCATTAGATCATTGGAAGAAATACAATTGGCACTAAAGAGTAATGACCCTAGAGATACACGCAGCTATCGAAAGATAAGACTCAGTGTGTTATCTCGTGATCAGTGGACTTGTTATTACTGCCAACAACCAGCCACCACAGTGGATCACATAATTCCAGTGAGTAAAGCACCAGACCAAGCAATGAACATGGAGAACATGGTGGCTTGTTGTAAGCGATGCAATTCATCAAAAGGTTCGCGCTCAGCAGGCTCTTTTTTAGCACCAGCGTTCACCCCCCCTGTCTTTCCAGTCTCCGCCTCCCTAACACGCTCAAAGGTTCACCAAGACAGTCCATTTACTGCCCGACCTAATCCGAGTCAATGACGAATAAACCCAAAAAGTCCAAGAAGCTACTGGGGGCAACGAAACCAAGGCTCTACACGCCATTTCTCACAGGCAAAAACAAATTACAAGATGTCAAGGATTTATGCACCATAGTTGGGATTGATTTACTCCCATGGCAGGAATATGTGCTAAAAGACATGTTGATGGTGGATAAGGCTGGACTCTGGATACGCAAGACCAATCTCATCCTTGTAGCACGTCAGAATGGCAAGACTCACCTTGCTCGCATGCTTATTTTGGCTCATCTAATCAAATGGGAGACAAACGTTCTCATAATGTCAAGTAATAGATCTATGGCCTTAGATACCTTTAGACAAGTCACTCAGCTGATTGAAACCAACGACCACCTAAAGGGTTTTGTCAAACAGATTCGTTACGCAAACGGTACAGAGTCAATTGAGATGTTATCTGGTGCTCGCTTAGATGTTGTTGCATCAACTCGTGATGGTTCTCGTGGTCGCACTGTCAATGGCTTGTTATTTATTGATGAGTTACGTGAAATCGATGAAGAGGGCTATAGAGCTGCAATGCCGACAACTCGCGCCCATGCTGGTTCCCATATTCTGCTAACGTCGAATGCAGGTGACGCGTTTAGCAAGGTTCTCAATGATCTCAGAGAAAGAGCGCTAGACCATCCACCTAAGTCTTTTGGATTCTATGAATACTCAGCACCTCAGTATTGCAAAATTAATGATCGTGTTGCATGGGCGCAAGCCAATCCAGCACTGGGCTACACAATTACGGAAGAAGCCATTGAAGAAGCAATATCGACTTCACCAATAGAAAACACTCGAACTGAAACGCTCTGTCAATGGATTGATTCTCTTAGCAGTCCTTGGCCTCATGGAGTCTTGGAAGAGACAAGCGATAGCACTTTGACGATAACACCAGGAGCCTTGACAATGTTTGGCTTTGATGTTTCACCTAGCAGAAGAAACGCATCGTTAGTTGCTGGACAGATGATGCCAGATGGCAAAATTGCTATTGGAATCCTAGAAACCTTTGAATCACAGGTTGCTGTAGATGATCTAAGGATTGCAGCAAGTATAAAAGGATGGGCTGACATTTATCGTCCTCGACTGGTCTTGTTTGACAAATACACAACTGCATCAATTGCTGAACGCTTAGCCAATGCTGGAGTTGTAACCATGGACTGTTCTGGTCAGCAGTTCTATCAAGCGTGTGGTGATCTGTTAGATGGATTGGTAAATCACAAGATTGTTCACAATGGACAAGATGAACTTATTCAGCAGTTCAACAACTGCGCAGCTAAAGTCAATGACTCAGCATGGCGTATTGTCAAACGCAAGAGCGCAGGAGATGTATCAGCACCAATCTCCATTGCCATGGTCGTAAGCCATCTAATGAAACCTCAGTCTGTAGCACAGATATACACTTAGACACGCAAGTGTGACTTGTCTAATAACTTGACAAATGGTATCCTTTCTGTCTATGGGTATATTTTCGCGGACGGTATCATCTAATAATAAGGCGACTGTAGAAGCGCAATATAACCCACAGGTCATGGGCGAGAACATGCCTTCGCTTTACAACGCCATCTTTGCAAGGGTCTCGCGCCATGATGCGATGACAGTGCCAAGCGTAGCGCGAGCACGCAACCTAATCTGCGGAACAGTTGCATCCATACCGTTGGAGTATTACAAAAAATCTACTGGTGAAGTTATTGCAGCTCCTCGTTGGATCAATCAACTTTCCAAAAATCAACCATCTTTTATTACTCTCAGCTGGATAATTGATTCCTTAATGTTCTACGGCGTGTCCTACCTTTTGGTAACGGAACGCTACAGCGAGGACGGACGACCTGCTGCTTTCGAATGGATTGCTAATTCTCGCGTCACATTTACAACTGACTTAGAAGGCATCATGGTCACTCAGTATTACATGGACATGAATCCTGTATCTATGAATGACATTGTTACAATACAAGGATTCGATGAAGGCGTTCTAGAACGTGGTAGTCGCACAATTCAATCAGCAATTGATGTAGAACGCGCAGCTTCTCAGAACTCCGCTAATCCACAACCTGCGGGCTATCTTAAGAACTCAGGAGCCGATCTTCCTCCTAGCGAAGTTCAAGGACTTCTCTCAGCTTGGAAACGAGCACGTCAAAATAATTCAACTGCATTTTTAACTTCAACTTTAGATTATGCTCCTGTTTCATTTAGTCCTAAAGACATGATGTACAACGACGCGATTCAGACATTGAGTACACAAGTTGCACGTCTATGCAACGTTCCTGCTTATTACTTGTCTTCAGACATGAACACAACAATGACTTATGCAAACGTCCAAGACGAACGCAAACAATTTTACGCACTATCCATCGAGCCTTACATTCAATGCGTCCAGTCAAGACTTTCAATGGACGATATATCAACTTCAGGCCATGAAGTGCGCTTTGCAGTTTATGACACATTCCTCAAGAGCGACCCAATAGTGGAACTTACAGTAATTGAAAAATTACTAACTCTTGAACTCATTACAACTGAACAAGCAATGGGCATGACTGATCTAACTCCTAATGGAAGTGAAGGACTCTAATGGAACAACTAATTATTGAAGCCTCATCAATTGAGTGCAGCGAAGAACGTCGCGAAATCTCAGGCAAGATTGTGCCAATGGGAACAGGCGAAGTTGGTCAGACAAATATGGGCGGAGTCGTATTCGAGGCTGGTTCAATTGATATTGCTGATCCAAGCAAAATCAAATTGCTATCACAGCACGACATGAAGAAGCCTGTCGGACGCATGGTTACTGCAACAGTTCGACCAGATGGCATTTATGCAACATTCAAACTTTCACGTTCAACAGGTGGTAACGATGCACTTGTTATGGCTCAAGAAGGACTTGTAAGCGGTCTTTCAGTAGGTGCAGAAATCATTGCATCCAAGCCATCACGCGATGGTCATATCGTTGTAAGTTTGGCTAAATTAAAAGAAGTCAGTTTAGTCACCGAACCTGCGTTCAAAACAGCACAGGTACTTGAAATTGCAGCTGAGGAAGTCCTCCCAGTTGTAGAAATCCAACCAACAGAAAGCGAGACAGTCGTGGAGAATACTCCTGAGACAGTAGCGGCTCCAGAAGTTGAGGCATCGGCTGTAGAAGCTGCTCGCCCAACTGTTGCTGTT